CAATGAATAACAGATGGAAGCTACAGCCAGTTCGTCGTTGTCGTAATGGCTGCATAATCGCGCTGGGGTGAGCCCAGCCAATCGGAGAATTAAAATGTCAGATATAAACAAATATTTAATTCGAGAGTTCTATGAACTTTGCGATGGTGGTAAATGCGAAGACTTTTTAACGGAGTCTGAAAAAAGAAGAGTCAGGGAGGGAAAGGTTACTATTCTTTCTGGGAAACTTCAAGAGGCGGAGTGTCTTAACGGCAACAAGCGTATTTACCCCATGAACATATTAAAGCGAGAAGTTGAAAACTATCGTAAATTTGTCGAACAACGCAGGGCAATGGGCGAGCTAGATCACCCCGATTCAAGCGTTGTCAACCTTCAAAATGTTTCACACATTGTTACAGATATCTGGTGGGACGGAAAGAAAGTAATGGGCAAGATTGAAGTCCTGAACACACCAAGCGGCAATATCCTTAAGAATCTTGTTGAGGCTGGTATCAAGATGGGCATCTCCTCTAGAGCACTCGGCAGCGTTACCCAGAGAAATGGCAAGACATATGTTGAGGATGATCTACAACTAATTTGTTTCGATATGGTCAGCGAACCTTCGACACCAGATGCCTTTATGTTAAAAGAACATAGAATGAGAAATTCTAATTACGAACCCACAAACATTCACAACTTATTGGACAGCATACTTAAATGAAACGAAATGAATTAAAAAAAGTTTTAAAACCTCTTATTAAAGAGTGCATTAAAGAGGTTATTTTTGAAGAGGGAGTTTTATCTGGCTTGATATCAGAAGTTCTAAAAGGAACGTCCAGCGCACAACTGGTTAGTGAAGCCCCGCAAAAGAAAGTTCAAAAACCAAGGGCAAAGTCAATAGAAAAGCGGCCAGCCAGACAAGATAAGTTAAATGAAATGAGAAGATCACTCACCGAAGCTATCGGCAAAGATGCTTACGGTGGCGTGGATATCTTCGAAGGCGTTCAGCCTATTTCAAAAGCAGGTACACCAGGACCAGCGGCACCATCAAGTCCGCTGCAAGCCTACGCACCAAACGATGCGGGTGTTGATATCAGTGCGATATTCAACCCAAATTGGAAAAATTTAGTATAAGGAAAAGAGATGTCAAGAGTAAACGCCGAGGTAAAGGTAAGAAGAGGAGAATCTGTCGAGAAAGCAATGCGAAAGCTCAAAAAGATCTTAAAGAAAACAGGTTTTCTTGATGAGCTAAGAGAGCGCCGATATTACGAAAAACCTTCTGTTACAAGAAGAAAAAATAAAGCAAAGCGCCAGAGGCTTATAGATAAACAAAACAAGCTTAGAAAACTTGAGGAAGAAAGATTATATAAGCCGAAGAAAAGGCGAAACAAGAGGAGAGATAAATAATGACAACTTTTAATTATAAAGCGGGGATGTCTAGCGTTGGGCAGTATCAGATGAGTGCAATTCCATATGCTACTGCTTCTGTTAATGTTCCAGCCCTAGGAAATGACCCAGTGAGAATTGACTTTCCTAGAGTATCAAAATTTGTGACAATCAGGAATGTTATATCAACAGACGATGCTGATGCAACTCTTAGAGTTGGCTTCTCCTCTATTGGCACCTCTGGATCTGTCTCAGGCCAAGACAACTATTTTACTCTTGCAAATGGTGAAAGCTATACTGGAGAGTGGAGAGTGAAAAGTGTTTACCTGCTGAGCGACTCGGCTTCCGAATCGTCTGCTTCAATTATTGCTGGTCTAACAACCGTGTCTACTAGCTCTATTGGTTTTGACAATTGGTCCGGCTCTCTGGGCGTCGGCTAATAAAATTCGCTTTTCAGATTTAAAATCACTATTTAGTTTGACTATCTTGTTGCAACAGGAGAGATACAGATGAGTTCAATGCTAGAACAGGCTATTGTTGATGCTGCCGCACTTAAAGAAGCAGCATTGAAAAATGCCGAACAACAAGTTTTAGAAAGATATTCCAAAGATATAAAAGAAGCAGTGAATGCTTTATTGGAGCAGGACGAGCTGGAAGACGCGCCGCCCATGATGATGGAGCCAGAGCCCGTTATGGACGAAATCCCCCCTGCTCCTGCCGCAGGCGAGAAGCTTTGTCCTTGCCCCGATGACGAAGAAGTTGTTGAATTAGATTTAGATAATCTAATGATGCAGGTCGATGATGAAGAGCCAGATCCAGAAGATGCAATGGATCGAGAAGGTGTAGCTCAAGAGTTGGGCGATCAAGATGATCTTCTTGGTGGGGACTTAGGTGGCTTAGAAACAGGCGACGAGGAAGAAGAAGGTCTTCAACTTGAAGAGAACATTGATATTGATGAATCAGATTTAATTGATCTTGTTGAGGAGCTTGTTTTCGATCACATGTCGCAGCCTAGCGGAAACCCAACGGGCCTGCCTGTTGAGGATCTTCATAGAGAACAAGAGCTTGAGGAGCTAGCAAAGCAGATTCAACAAGCAAATGAAAAAAAGAAAGATCTTCAAGAATCACTTAAGGATTCAAGATCGGAGAACAATAAACTTAGAAGAACAGTTTTAAAACTAAAAGAAAAACTAGACGAAGCATTGGTTTCCAATGCAAGACTAATTTATACAAACCGTGTGCTGGGGAACGACTCCCTGAATGAGCGACAAAAAGATAAAATTGTCGAAAAGATCTCCGAAGCACGAACAATTGAAGAAGCCAAAATGATCCATGAGGCACTTCAAAGTGCAGTGGCGGGCACTTCCAAAAAGGAAGGTCCAAAATCACTGAACGAAGCAGTTTCACGTCAATCAACACAGGTTTTTTCACGTCGTCAACGATCCGAGACCAATCAGGTCAACGATCAATTTTTTAAGAAGATGCAGCGTTTAGCTGGCATCAAAAAGAATTAAGGAGATTAAAAAAACAATGAGCGTTTTACAAAAGTTAACCGAAGGCATTGTTAATCGTAACATCCAGAAAGAGGGCGAAGCTCTTCTCCAGAAGTGGGAGCAGACTGGTCTTCTTGAGGGTATGGATAACGAAAATGCCCGTTCAAACATGGCTGTTCTCTTGGAGAACCAGGCCAAAGAGCTTCTCCGAGAGGCTTCTTCTATGGCGGCTGGTGATGTCGAAGGCTTTGCCAGCGTGGCATTCCCCATCGTCCGCCGAGTCTTTGGTGGTCTTATCGCCAACCAATTGGTCTCAGTCCAACCTATGAGCTTGCCTGCTGGCTTGATTTTCTTCCTTGACTTTACTTATACCGATAGCCGCGCTGGTCAAACTGCCGGTGAGTCGGTATATGGTGGTAATGTTGTTGGTAAGGGTCTTGTCGATGGTGTGGACCTGTCTCCGACTGGAGATACGCAAGCGGGTGGTTTTTATGACCTTAGCACTGGCTATAGTTCTCCAACTGGCTCTGTTTCTGTTACCACAGCAGCACCAGACGGCTCTACTGGTGATTTGCCAACTGTGCTAACTGATGTTGCAGTTAGTGCTCTATCGGAAGCACAAAAAAAGGCCCTCCAGTACGACCCGGATATCCTAGCAGATGCAAGCTTGAAAGTCACAGTTCACAAGTCGCCTAACGCTGCTACTTCCGATTTCCCAAACTTGAATCTAAATGCCCTGACTGCAATTGAGGCATCTGGTATTGATGGTGTTCTAGTGCGAAGGCTAACTAGAATTGATAAAAACGATAGCAACAAATTAGTTTTTGTAGTTATTAGGGACGCTGCGACACCAGAGGCGCACGGAGCTATCACCTTTAACTATCCGATGACAGACAAGTATGAAGCTAGTACCGCCATTGGTTCTGTTGTTGGTAACGTTCCATTTGGCCTTGAGGGTGCAGATGATGTGTCTGGCGGTGATTTTGACGGTTCAACCCGCGATAGAATCCCAGAGATTGATATCAAGGTCGATTCTGTCAGCGTGACCGCTGTCACCAAGAAGTTGAAGGCCAAGTGGACCCCTGAGTTGTCTCAGGATCTTAATGCTTTCCACAACATGGACGCAGAAGTAGAGCTTACATCGATCCTTTCCGAGCAGATTGCTCTTGAAATCGATCAGGAAATCTTGAATGATCTTGTTAAGGATGCTACTGCTGGCACATACTATTGGAGCCGTCGCCCCGGTCGCTTTGTTGATCGCGGCACTGGCGATGATATCAGCGGCCTTTCTAACGAATCTCTCTTGGGTGCAGATTTCACTGGCACAGTCAGTGAATGGTACGAGACCCTTATTGAGACAATCAACGATGTCTCTGCGCAGATCCACCGCAAGACTCTGCGCGGCGGAGCTAACTTCTTGGTCTGTGGTCCTGAGACCGCAAATGTCCTAGAGTTCACCGCTGGTTTCCGCGCTAGCGTTACCCACGATGCAGATACTGGCCAAGCCGGTACTGTTAAGATCGGTGCGATCTCCAAGAAGTTCGACGTTTACGTCGATCCTTACTTCCCAAGAAACGTGGTTCTAGTTGGCCGCAAGGGCTCCAGCTTCCTTGAAAGTGGCTACGTCTACGCACCTTATGTGCCTCTACAGGTCACGCCGACTATCTTCGGTGTTGAGGACTTTGTGCCTCGTAAGGGCGTTATGACGCGCTACGCCAAGAAGATGGTGAGGCCCGACATGTACGGCTTGGTTGTTATCAAGGACTTCCTTGGCTGATAACTGATTCCGAACTAGTCTAGGCTAGCAAAAAGCCCCTGCTTCCATGTGAGGTAGGGGCTTTTCCTTTTGAAAAACTATTTACACTACTAGGAGGGCTTTATGAATGTCTGTACCAACTTTAACACCAGCAAGCCAGACAAGTGCAATCATATTGCCTGTCACGGGCACCCACAGTAATGTAAATTCTGCAACCAATCCGCTTCCATTTGGAGTATACACAACAGATGATTTTATCTCTGGTGCTGTTGATCAAGTGGCTTTTACTTATAAAAGTTTGGGTGGTGATGTACTTGATATTGAATTAACAGAATATAATGTTTATGCTGCTTATGAATGGGCAGTTTTGGAATATTCTTATATTGTCAACATCCATCAATCAAAAAATATTATATCTGATGTGCTTGGAGCGGCCACTGGCACGTTTGACCACGATGGTGAAATTAAGACTGGTCCTTCTGGTGTTGCCCTGAAGTTTCCAAGAATGTCTTTCAACTATACAAAGAAAGTTGGAGAAGGAGTTGGAGCGGAAATTGGTGTCGGAGGAACACAAAATATATATTCAGCATCCTTCAACATCACTGCCAGTGTTCAGGACTATGATCTCCAACAGATTGTAAGTTCGTCTGCAACTGATTCAAGCATGCCCTTCTTCAACAAGGTTGGAGATAAAAGAGTCGATATAAGAAAAGTTTATTATAAATCTCCTTATGTTATGTGGAGGTTCTTTGGATATTATGGCGGGCTATCAGTTGTTGGGAACCTGCATAACTATGGCCAATGGTCTGATGATTCAACTTTTGAATTAATCCCAACATGGCAAAACAAGTTGCAAGCTATGGCTTTTGAAGATTCAGTCTATACAAGAATCTCTCATTATTCATACGAGATCAGAAATAATAAATTAAGACTATTCCCAACGCCAAGCCTTCACGCCTCAGAAAAGATATGGTTTGAGTTCTCGGTTAAAGAAGATCCTTGGGATGAAGATTCTGATAGAGCATCTGGTGTCGATGGTGTAAACAACATGAACACCATTCCTCTTGCAAACATACCCTACGCGAACATTAATAGCATTGGGAAGCATTGGATAAGAAGATTTGCTCTGGCGGTTAGCAAAGGCATGTTAGGCAAGGTTCGTGGAAAATTTAGCACTGTACCTATACCTGGTGAGTCTGTGACTCTGAATTATTCGGAGCTTTCATCTGAGGCAAAAGAAGAAACAGACAAGCTTAAAGAAGAATTAAAAACAATTCTAGATGAAATGACTTATGCAAAACTGGCGGAACAAGATGCTGCTAAGCTTGAGAACGCAACAAAAGCACAGCAAAATATTCCAGTTACTATCTTTGTAGGATAAATAAATGAGCGATGATAATCAATGGTCACAGCCACCCCAGCCCCCGCCACCCCTTTTCTTAGGGGAAAAGGAACGAGATCTTGTAAAACAAGTCAACGATGAGCTTATTGAACGAGTTATCGGGCAACAAGTGGTTTATTATCCTATAAGCGTGGAACACACAAACTACCATCCAATTTATGGAGAGGCAATAGAAAAAACATTCCTACCACCAGTTAGAGTGTATGCACTTGTTGAGTGGAACAGTTTTGAGTCTAGCGCAGACACAAGCTTTGGTATAGATAGAAAATCAGAGATAACTGTTCACTTTCATAAGCGCAGACTAACAGAAGATCAAGATCTTTTTGTAAGAGAAGGCGATTTTGTTTTATATGGCGACATACATTATGAGATAGTTACTCTAAGCGAGCCAAAGCAATTGTTTGGCCAAGTCGATCATAGAATAGAAATTTCAGCCAAGTGCGTAAGAGCAAGAAAGGGGTTGTTTGATGGCAGATGAATATTTAAAAGAAGAAACTTTTTCACCATCATCAATTGAAACAATTGATGGATCTTTACTTAAATTGTTTAAAGAAGATTTGAAAATCTTTTGTACAACACCAGATGGCTGGAAGCGAGTGCCTGTAATCTGGACATCTGCCGAAAGAAATTTTCAGATAAAAGAAAATAAAGATCTTAGAGATTCAAACGGCACGCTTATAAAGCCAGTAATAACAGTTGAAAGAGCATCGGTAAATAAGGATATTTCAAAAAGAGGTTTTATTCACGGAAATATACCAGACATTAATGATGCAAAAGGCGGAACAATAACTGTTGCAAGAAAAATAAACCAAGATAAAACTGCGAATTTTGCTAATGCTGATTCAAAAAAGATATACGGTAAAGATAATTTTAGAACCAGAAACCCAAGTGGCAAGACCGTATACGAAACAGTTACTATACCTTTACCCAATTATATTGAAATTCAATATAGGGTAACTTTATATTCTGAATATCAACAGCAGATAAATGAAATGCTTTCACCTATAATGCTTGCTGGTGGGTCGGTCAATTATTTATTGATCAAGTCAGAAGATGGCCAGCATTCTTATGAAACCTTTATTGAAGGCAACTTCTCAGACCAAAACAATGCTAGCAACTTGGGCTCTGAAGAAAGAAATTTTCAAACAGAAGTAAACATAAGAGTTCTTGGATATATTATTGGAGCAGGGCCAAACCAAGAAAGACCTAGAATAGTAAGAAGACAAAACTTTGTTGACGTTAAGATACCCAGAGAAAGAGTGATAACCGAAGATATCAATGAATTTATAAAGAAGGGATTTTATATAGAGTAATTTTCTTTTGTTAAGTAGCTTAACTATTTACTAGGAATAAACACCTGTTAAAAGGAGATATTAGATAATGTCTGTTAAAAAGTTTAAATTTGTCTCTCCCGGCGTATCTGTCGCAGAGATTGATAAAAGTAGATTGGCAACTCAAATTTTTAGAAGAGGGCCTATTCTTTTTGGTCGTGCAGAGCGCGGCCCTTCGATGAGGCCAGTGAGGGTTGCTTCTTTCTCTGAGTTCGTTGAAACATTTGGGGAGCCGATCCCCGGCGGTAGAGGAGGGGATGTCTGGAGGGATGGTAACTATACTTCCACCACCTATGCCTCCTATGCTGCTCAGGCTTATTTAAGAAATAATGCTCCTGTTACATTTGTTCGATTGCTGGGGAGTAAGCATGGTGACGTAGATGAAGGTCAAGGCGAAGAGACTCCTGGGTGGGATTCTGGCGCTCATACTGCCACGGGTGGCGGTGCTTACGGTCTTTTTCTTTTTGATTCTGGCACCATTGGAGAAAGAGTTCCCGGTACTCTAGCCGCTGTCTGGTATACAAACGATGCTAACACCATTATCACCCTAACTGGTAACTTCGCACATGACAGCGCTAACGCGACTTCTTCTATTGGAGCTTTGGTCCCCTCTGTTGGAGACTCAAGGGAGTTTAAGGCGGAAATTAGAAACGGAGCAACAGTATCTGAAAAAATAACTTTTAACTTTGACAGAGCTTCTGACAAGTTTATTAGAAAAGTTTTTAACACAAACCCAACACTAACCAACGGTGCAATGATCGCCTCCAATCAACTTAAAAAATATTGGCTAGGCGAAACCTTTGAGGGTGCATTAGATAAAGTTGGGACTGGCGCTGGTGGTGTTCTAACCGCCGCCAGCTCTTCTGAGGGCGATACTCACGGTGCTATTCTTGTTTTGAGCAATAACGACACTACCAAGAAGAGATTTGGAAATCTTAAGCAAGATACAAGTGATTCTAAGAGTGGGTGGGTTATCTGTCAAGATCTAGGAGCACCAGAAAATTATATTGCAGAGAACTCACAAAAATTATTTAGGTTTATCACAAGAAATTCTGGTGAGTGGGATTCTTCAAACCTAAAAGTTTCCATTCAAGATATCAAGCCTTCGAACAGTGAATTCAACCCTTATGGTAGCTTTACTGTGGTGGTTAGAAGCACATCAGATAACGACTATTCGCCTCTAGTTAGAGAAAGATTTGAGAACGTGAATTTAAATCCAAGTTCTAATAGATATATTTCTAGAGTTATTGGTGATAAGTATGTGCTCTGGGATGAAACAGAAAGAAGGCTAAGAGAATATGGAACTTATGATAATATCTCTAGCTTTGTTAGAGTGGAAGTGTCAACAGAAGTAGAGGCAGGAGGTGATCCAAGATGGCTTCCTGCTGGCTTCTTTGGCCCACCTAGGTTTAAAAAATTCACAGTATGCACTGGTTCTGCGCCAATAACATTTGGGGCTTCTTTAACATCGTCTGTAGATCCCAATGCAATGGGGCTCCCAGCCAGCCAGTTAACAGCGCATGCTCACCTATCATCATCAGCAACAGGGTTCCACCTTGTTCTTTCTAAGAAGCCAAGCGCCTTGGCTGTTGACAACTTCCTTGGAGATATTACTTTTCCCAAGTTTAATCTTAGAAATTCTAGCGTGGACTCAACTTTAAGAGGCCCCACTACAGCGTATTTTGGAGTTGATACTCGCAGAGGTGCAAATAGCAGGCTCTTTGATGAAACTTCGATTGATTTGGCGAGACCAAAGCCTCAAGGCGTAGCAAGCCACGACACTGATAGCAATACAGAAAATAGTTTTATCTTTACGCTAGATGATCTAAGCGGAAGTAGCGATTTTGGAGACAATACTACAATTATTGATCTAGTTTATGTATCAGGCTCCAGAGCAAGCAACACCTCAGTGACTGCTGTGGGTCTAAACGGTTCAAAAGCAAGTATCAATGCTTCTTTTACAAGCTTATTGGAGTATGGTTATAACAGATTTACACTACCACTATTTGGTGGCTTTGACGGTTTCGATGTAACAGAAAGAGAACCCTTAAGAAACTCTTTAATTCAAGATGACGACTCAGACACAACAAACTATGTTGTCAATACCTATAGGCGAGCAATCGACATGATCCAAGACGTGGAGAATGTTGATGTTAACTTGGCTGCTGTGCCTGGCTTAACAAATGCAACACTAACATCAAGGCTAATTGATAACTGCGAGCAGCGCGGGGATGCAATGGCTGTTATTGATGTTGAGGGTGATTATACTCCAATCTATGAAGCTAAATCTGACACCCAAGAAAGAGATAGACTTGGGTCTGTAAGCACAGCAGTAAGCTCTTTGAAGGCCAGAAACCTCAACACCTCGTATGGTGCGGCGTATTACCCTTGGGTGCTTGTCAGGGATTCTGTTAGCACTGGCCAGATTATATGGATGCCACCTAGTGTTGTTGCTCTGGGAGTTATCGGAAATAGCGCAAATAGAAGTGAATTATGGTTCGCGCCAGCAGGGTTCAACAGAGGTGGGCTTACAAACGGAGACTCTGGCTTAACAGTTGTTGGTGTAAGACAAAAACTCTCTGCAAGAGACAGAGACAATCTCTATGAACAACACATCAACCCAATCGCTAGCTTCCCTGCGGAGGGCATTGTTATCTTTGGGCAAAAAACCCTTCAAGTAACGCAGTCTGCTCTTGACAGGATCAATGTTAGAAGGTTGATGATTTTCCTTAAAAAGGAAATCTCATTCGCAGCCAGCCAGATTCTCTTCGACCAAAACGTCAGAGAAACTTGGTCTAGGTTCACTGGTCAAGTCAAGCCTTTCCTTGAGAGTGTTAAATCTAGATTTGGTTTGGTTGACTTTAGGCTGGTTTTGGACGAAACCACCACTACCCCCGACCTGATTGATAGAAATACTGTTTATGCAAAGGTGTTTATCAAGCCAGCAAGGGCAATTGAATATATTGCACTAGACTTTGTTCTTACGGCAACTGGTGCTTCTTTTGACGAATAAAATATATTTCAACTATTTATTAAGAATGAAATATATCGGAGGATTTTAAGGTGGCTTTTTTTACAGAAAAAACACTCAACCCAAAAAGAAAATTTAGATGGGTTGTCGATATCGGTACTGGTAATGATACTAATAGTATTTTAAGAGTGGCTGCAAAGTCTGTTCAGAAACCAAACTATACACTAGAGACGACACAGCATAAATTTTTAAATCATCAATTTAATTACCCGAACAGGGTTATCTGGCAGCCTATTGATATCACATTTGTTGATCACCTAGGTCGAGGAGGAACCAGTGTCTCGTCGAGACTTTACGCCTTGTTACTATCTTCAGGATATCAAATCCCTGCAAACCCCTTCAACTGTGAGCTATCGCCAACTAAAAACAGAGCAGTTGGGGCGCTAGGCAGTGTAAAGATCGTTCAACTATCAGGTGATGCAGGACGCGCACGATTTACAGTTGATGAAATAGACGGCAGAGCGCCGGGTGCCCCCCAACGGTCTGATGTAATTGAAACATGGACCCTAGGTAACGCCTTTATTTCCAAAGTTACTTTTGGAGATTTGTCATATGATGATGATGGATTGGTGGAGATCCAATGCACCTTTACTTATGACTATGCTGAATTTCAAGGCAAATGACGCTAGAAACACTTAATATAAGAGGAGAAAATGTCTAGAAACAATCAAGATCGCTTGAGTGTGCAGGCACCAAGCGACGATTCAACACCCCAACCTGCAACAAACAATCAATTACAATTTGTAGTACCAACAGAATTTGTAGAGTTACCTTCTAAAGGTTTATTTTACCCTCCCGATCATCCTTTAAATTGCAAAGAGGAGATAGAGATAAGGTACATGACCGCAAAAGAAGAAGATATCTTGACAGATAAGGTTCTTTTAAAGAAGGGAATTGCTATCGATAGAATGATGGCGAATATAATTGTCGATAAGACAATTAAGCCACACACTCTTCTTTCTGGCGATAGAACGGCAATTATGATCGCTGCAAGAAAGTCGGCATATGGTCCTGAGTATGATACAAAGGTTGCATGCCCATCTTGTTTTTCTCAAGGAAGACACACCTTTAATCTTGAGAACGCACAAAATAAGTTTAATCTAGGCGAAGATGTTGCCCATATAAATAGCAATCTAAATATCACCATAACAACCCCCAGAACAAAGGCGGAGCTTGAGCTTAGACTGATGACTGGTGCAGATGAAAAAAGAATTATTGATGACCAGAACAATAATAAAAAACACAATCTACCAGAAAACAATCTTATAAACCAATTAAGGGCAATTATTGTTTCAGTTAATGGAAACAAAGACAGACAATATATAAATTCTTTTATTGAAGTTGTTCCTGCTTTTGATTCCAAGTATATCAGAGAAGTATATAAGAAAAACTCACCCAACGCTGTGCTAAAGGAGGAATATGTCTGTGGCGAATGTGGCGCATCTAATACACTTGATGTCCCATTTACCACAGACTTTTTTTGGCCTAAGTGAAAAATATCAAGCAAATGTTTATGAAGAGTTTTTTCTTCTTAAACATCATGGAGGTTGGAGCTTTATTGAAGCTTACAACCTGCCAGTAAGCTTGAGAAGGTGGTTTCTTGAAAGATTAACCAGACAGTTCGAAGAAGAACGAGAACAAATCCAGCAAGCAAAAAACTCTAGTAGCTAGAATTAAATATTGTTTTAAACTAGTTAGTTCAGAACAAACAAGAGAGGTTTATGTTTTGGAAAAGCTAAATGAAGACAAATTGCAGCCAGTTATTATTGATCTGACCAAAGCAGATAAATTAAATGAAAGTTGGTATAGAATGTTTGGGGCCTGGATCAAGATGTTTCTGGGACACACCTTTGATTTAAATGATTATAATTTTAAAGTTAGAGGAACAAAAAGGCAACTAGATAGCTTGGCAAAAGCCCTAGGGGCTGAGAAGAAATATTTAAAAGCGTTTACAAGATCCGGCCTCAACAGCCCCAGCACCCTTAAAAGTAAATCCAAACTTCAAAAAGCAATCTCTATGTTTGAAAAGGCAACCGGTATAAAGTGGCCTTTAAAGTAAAATAAAGAGGTTTCTGTTAAATGAGTGATCCTTTTAGCCAAGATGAATTAGATAGAATTAATGAAGCAGTTCAACAAAAGATTGAACTCATAAAGCAGACCAATATCTATAAAGAGCAATTAAAAAACGTCAACAATCAACATGAAAAACAAATCCTCAATTTAAATGTTGAAAAACAAGCTTTTCAAGAGATACTCCAAATGGAGATTGATAGAGTAAAAGCAAGTGCTCAGGGCGGCAGACTCAATCAACAGCAAATAGAAACCATACAGCATCTAAAAAGAGAACAGTCTCGCCTTAATGGTGTTTTAAACCAAACAGTAGAACTTGAAAGACAGCGGTTGGAGGCTCTAAAAGAGTCAGAAGCAGCGGCAGAGCAAGTTGTTAAACAAATAGCTGTTGCAACGCTTGGTATGAAAAAGTTCGAAGATACCTTTTTAGGTACTTTATCCAAGGCGGATTTTGCTTCTTTATCAAAAAAAATGGGAGAGTATTTTACTCTTCAAAACATTGGATATACAGCAATTGAAAAGGTTGCGTTTGAAACCTTCAATCTTGCAAGAGAGCAGGAGTCAGCCATAACTGCTTTTAAAATAGCAACAGCCGCAGGGGATAAATATAATGATCTGCTTATAAGTTCTCAAATGCAATTAAGAACATTTGGTGTTTCAATGGAGGACACCGCAGATGCCGTTGCAGATTTATATGAAAACACATCTCTATTCACAGAGATGTCAGAAAGATCTAAAAAAGTTTTAGTAGAAAATGTGGCTTTATTGGATAAGTTTGGTGTAGATGGCGCTAAAGATATTGAATTTTTAACAAAAGCTCTAGGAATGAATGCCGATCAGGCTGCAATGGTCACAAGGGATCTAGTCGGTATGTCCAGGGCGATAGGCTTGCCAGCGAAAACTGTCATGAGGGAATTTGGGCCAGCAATGTCAAAGCTTGCTGCTCATGGTGAAGATTCAATAAAAATTTTCAAAGGCATGGCAGCAGCAGCAAAAGCAACCGGTGTTGAAATAAACACCCTTATAGGTTTGGCCGGTCAGTTTGATACATTTGAAGATGCAGCGCAAAGCGTAGGAAAATTAAACGCAATCCTTGGTGGGCCTTATCTAAACTCAATTGAAATGATAAAGGCCAGCGAAGAAGACAGAATAAGAATGCTAATTGAATCAATAAATCTGTCAGGCAGATCTTTTGAGGATTTGAGCAGATACGAGAGAAAGGCGGTTGCTTCTGCGGCAGGCATAACTAACATGGCCGAAGCAAACAAAATATTCAATACAAGCTTAGAGGCATATGATATAGCACAGTTTAAAGCTCAACAGGCAAAAATGTCTCAAGAAGAATTTAAAGAAGCAACAAGAGGGCTGATGAGTCTTTTTGAAAAGTTAAAGCAAATTGCCGCTAATTTTGCAGTTTCCATGAGACCAGTTATTGATGTCTTTATACAAGCAGCAGACGCAATTTTGGAATTTCAAGAAAACATGGGCGAGTCTTTTGGAATGACTGTCTTGATCGGAGGGGCAATTTTAATGCTTGTTGGCAGTTTTACTGCTATTATTGGTTCTGTTTTGGCATTCGGTCTTGCCTTAGCAGGCACTTTAGTTACCATGTTTACCTTTGGGTTATTTGCTCCCAAAATAGGCAAAGGACTTTCTGCTATTTCCACCGGAATGCTCAAGGTATCAGCATCAGCGATTGGCCTTGGAGCAGCAACGCTTTTGTTTGGTGCCGGTATAGGTTTGGCCGCAACCGGCTTGGCTGCCTTTGTAAGCTCTTTTTCTTTGCTTGACAAAGATCAACTAATTGCTGTAAAAGAAATTTTATATGACTTTGCAATCGCTGTTGGTGTATTGACTGTTGGTATGGTTGCGGCAGTTGCAGTTATCGCTATGTTTAGTGGTCTTGCGCCGAAGCTTGCAATAGGTGTTGCTATAGTGTTTGGACTGGCGCTTGCATTTGCTGCTGTCGCTACAAGTGTTGGAATAGCAGCAGCAGGAATATCCTTGATAGGGTTTAGCGTTGCCTCCTTGGTAAAGGAGTTGAATAAAGAAAAAGCAATAGAAAATTTAAATCAACTTGGAGCTACCTTGGGCACAATGGCCCTCAAATCCCTCTATATAGTTCCTGGTATTATAGCCATAACTGCCGCCGTTGCCAGACTAGGCGTTGCCCTTAAAAAGATGGTAGACGATGTTGGTTTAGATGAAATGAAAACACTAGTAGATCTATTAGAAAATATTGATAAATTTAGTGGAGGCTCCGTTTCAGTAGCTTCTCCAAAGGGAGGCGCAACACCATCATCACCATTCACCAACATGGCAAGCGCAGTGTCAGGACTAACAAAAGAAAAGGTCGATCAAGCGGAAAGGCTTGTTGGAGTTGCGAAAACATTTAATATTTCAAATAACAACTTTAGTGCGACCCAATCAGACAATTTTAAAAATAGTTTAGGCCCTCTTGCCACAGCAAAAGAAGTTTCTTTAGAAATAGACGGAGATCAATTTGCTAGGATTGTGGCTCCGTATATTGGAAAAAGATTAAATATTAAAGCAAGAATGAAATAGTGGGAGTTTAAAAGCAAATGCCAAGTTATAGAGATCCAGGCGATTTTTCTTTTCTAAAAAAATGTGATTTAAAAATAAGGTTTACCCACCTTTCATCGGGCAGGCACGCTCATTTTTTGGGAGCCGTAACGGACCTTAAAGATCAATATACATCAATTTGGAACGAAGAGCCGGTATACGGAAGAATGGATCCCATAGCAACATTCCAGAGAACTGGAAGAAAAATAAGTTTAAGCTGGCAAATATTAAATGAAAACAAAAGAGTTGGCGAGCAAAACATGATCGAGATTCAAAGACTTATAAGCTTTCTTTATCCCAATTATTATAATTCTAGCAATAATGCAAGTACAATTGCTGGTGGGCCTCTCTTAGCTTTAAAATACACAAACTTGGTTAGTCAAGCAGCGAATCCCGGCGGCCTTATAGGCTATCTTGATGGTTTTACATTTGATCCTCAAATGGATTCTGGTTTCGCAAACACAGAAGGTGAAAATCTTATTCCAACAGTTATAAACGCTAGTATAAACTTTACTGTGCTTCATACACACAAGCTTGGCTGGAGGGGGGCCAAAAGAAGAGTGGCGCAGTTCCCTTATGGTATAGCGAGCCAAATAGATAAAAAGGCAGATGATGATGCACAAGCGGCAGAAAACTTGGCCCAGAAGGCCGCAGAAGACGCGGCGAAGGCAGCGAAGGCAGCGGCTGAGCTTGCAGAAAAAGCAAGACAGGCAAACTTGGCAGCGAAGCAGGGAGAAAATGCTCTTAATGAACAAACTATAAATGGCGAAGACCCCGCCCAAAGTGCAGCAGGGGCACAATCAGAAGGATTAAGATTTACGGATGGCGAAGGCGCTCTTGCCGCACTTCACGAGGAGATGATGCGGACCGACATGGATTATTTCTTGAAGCAGTCAGGTATTGACGGCTTGAGCGATGAAGAGGCCATGGCCGCCATCGGGGAGGGCGGCTTCTTGGCCGAAGCCGCCGATGCTCAAATAGCAAAAATTAAGCGACAGCAGGCGATGGCCAAGGCGGCGGCGGCCAGAGCAGAACAAGAAAGAAAACAAGCGGAAGAAAGAGCCAGAGAAGAGCGCGCTAAAGAATTCTATGAAGGCAAAGACCCATTCGGCAGAGACCCAGTCGTGTCAGACGAAGAACTCCAGGAAGCAAGAGGAGACGCTCTTGGTCAAATTTATGATGAAACAATTACGCCCCTTGTTCAACCCGTTGTTGGGGCACTCGAAGGACAAAAAAAAGAAGAAGAATACCAAGATTGGGAAAACGAATACAACAGCGCTCGAAGAGACGGGGCTTCAGTTGAAGAATCCATCAAAATTGCTGGTGAGCGTGTCGTCGGGTACGTTGACGATGAGGATGATGCATCATCCTCGTCCCCAAGTGGCACTAATTATTACCCATCAGACCCTCAGTCTAAAGTCATATTCTATGACGACGGGACCGGCGGGCAGAGTCGTATAGATGATCAGGATTAGAGAAAATTATTACCCTAAGCACCCCGAAGACGAGTAGAGTGAATTATAATGAGATATGATAACAAATTAACATTAATAAATAACAATATTAGGTATAGAAATAAGTTTCTCAAAAAAGGAGTTAACTTTATCGAATATCAACAAGTGCCAGATATAAGATTGCCTCCCGCAGCAGACCTAGATATCATAACCCATACCTGGGTATCTGGCGATAGGCTTTACAAGCTAGCAAGCAAATACTACGGCGATCCTGAACTCTGGTGGGTTATTGCGTTTTATAATGCCAAGCCAACTGAATCTTATTATTCTTATGGATCTATTGTTGAAATACCACTACCCTTAGATAGGGTCTTAGAACAGATGGGGTACTGATATGTCTGATCCTCCAAGTTCAAAACCAACAAAAGACGAAAGAGAAAAAGAAAAACAAGAAGGCGGTGGCAAAAAAAAAGACCCTTTTGTAGAAAAAGATCAGACCGCAGAAGACGCACAATTAAGGGTCAACAAGCAATGCTTTCTTGTTAGAAATATAGAAGCTCTTATTGGGGCGCAAGCAGCAGCAAGAGCCGAAGGATACAAGCATTTTTCTTGTGTTACAGGCCCACCAATGGAAATAACAAATGAGCTTGTTTCCGTTAAAGGGCTAGACAAAATGTTCGGCCTTACAACAGCCCAGCACGCAGTCTTGCAACCTAGAATACGTTTATATTTAATAAAAAATGGAACAATCATAGAACTGCCATTTGACGCAAGTTTATCACCCGGAGTGCATACACAAAGGGCAATTTCTGATATGGTCAAATCTTCTAATTTTAGAGGTTATGGAGCAGGAATAAAAAGCTTTTCTTATGAACTAGCAGGCATTGACCCGGACACAGCAGATAGACTAATAAATGCAAAATTAACTCTATACTTTAAAACTATTGCAGACTTGTTCCACCCTAGAAATAGCGGCGGAATGTCCAAGAGCAGACCTTTTCAATACGCAGATTTAATAAACATGAATAAAGCCTCTCTTGCGCCAAAACGGGGAAGAAAAGGCGAGAAAACAATAGCCGATGATGAAGATAGATATGAATTAAAAGCAGTTGTTGGATGGGGCGATCCCCCTGTTGGGCACCCTTTATTTCCAAAAGCAATAAGAAAATCAATACAAGGTGCAAAAGCAACATTTTCACTTCAACTTATAGACCATACGATCAAGTATAATCAGGACGGCACTCTTGAGCTAGACATTGATTATATGGCTTCTATTGATTATATTCTTTCAACTTCTGATTTAGATATTTTCTGGTTACCAGAAACAAACAAAGCAACAGATTTGCAAACAAAAATACAAACAAAAAGAGATGAGCTTTTGCAGTCTGATCAAGAGCTTGAAAGGCTTATGAATGTGAAGAGAGACGGTGCAATACCAGCGGGTGCGTCTACACCTACTGCCGCTGGTAATCAGCCGGATACACAGCAGGATGTAATAGCAAGGCATGAAGATAGAAAAAAACAATTAATAGAAGAAGCAGAAGGTTTAGTGGAACAGCTAGATCAATTAGTAAGATTAAGAAAAACAATTGCTTACAGTAGAATAACCGATGGTCTTTTGGAAACAGAGGGCATTCTTAAATGTATAGAAGTGTTTCCATCACAATTGGGAGTTGTTGGTGGTAGAGTGCTAAGGACAGAAAGCATTGTAAAGGGAAACAAGAAAAAGCCGATAGCACAACAAGACAAAGAAGAAAAAGCTAATGCAAAAAAAATACAAGAAACCGCGCAGCCAGCATCAGAAGAAGAAAGAAAAGAAATGAAAGAAAGAATGGACGGTGTAAATAAAGACGCTGCTGATGATGGAAAGCTAACGGCTAGTAAATTAAAAGGCAACCAAAAAAAACACGTTCAATCTTCTAAGAAGCCAAGCAAAAAACCAAATGGAAAAATAAAAATATTTTATTTCTTTCTAGGGGACTTAATTGATATTGTTTTAAGAATTTTAAAATCAGAAGTTGATGGGCAAAAAAATAAAGCAGCAATAGAAACTTTAGAGAGGGTTATTGTTATGATGGGGCCTGCCGTGCTGAAAGACTCCAGAAGAAGTTCTGGCCTTTTAAAAGTAGGAAACTTAGCAGATATACCTATATCCTATGACTTGTTTGAAAATTGGTTTATTTATAATGTTATTAGGCCGCAAAAAGAAACCTATTACTTTAAAAAGTTTGTTATTGATATAATGGATAATTTAATTTCCCCTGTTCTTGGTAGTGGGTGTTATTCTGGTGAAAGACAAAAAGGAAGAGTTGCATCTATACCCTTAACAGTGCCTAAATTGTCTGGTGGGGGGCCAAGAGTGCCAGTAAGATCAAGGTGTAGCATTGCAGGCTTAAAAAACAAGAAAATGTCAAAAACTGGTTTGGGATCTGAGATTGGAACAAGCAGTATAAGAGAATCTAACGATTATTTGTATTTTTATATGCGCGATAACAATGTAAAGCGCAGGCAAGCAGATTATAAAAAAGACATTAAAAAGGGAATATACCATCTTAGAATCGGTCAAGAAAATGGATTAGTCAAATCTGTAGAATTTGAAAAAACAGATATACCTTTCCTGAAGGAACACAGAGTAACTGCTGATGGTGAACATCCAAATGGTTTTTTAAGAGAGAAATATGATGCAAAAATTAAAATGGTTGGAAACTCTTTTTTTATTCCTGGTCAATATGTCTATATAGCCCCCACAGTGCCAGGATATGATGTAAATAAAAAAATTGGTAAAATAAAACAACCAACAAAACAACTTTTGCAAAATTTAGGATTTGGGGGATACTATCTTGTGACCAAGGTTTTTCATAATATATCCCCAGAATCTTATGTAACAGAACTTGTTTGCCGATGGGAGTCTTTCGGGGAATCCACAGCAAAAGATATTCAGTCTTATTATGAGAGAATTGAAGATATCAATAATTGCAAAGCGGGCGCGGCAGAAGCCGCAAGCTCATTTGATTATTCAGAAGTCTTGGACGAGCAATTGCAAAATCTTAATGATGCAGCAGGGAGAACTATATATCAAAACGTAGGAGAAGCTGTCAAGGATGCGGCGGGCGTGGTGACGCAGGGCGCCGCCTCAGTCGTTGCAGGTTATATACCACCAGGAGCTGCTAGAACCATTGTATTAGGTATCCTAGGTGCAGGCCAAAGCGTTGTCAATCAGGGTGTAGATGATGCCGTTGACGCTGCACCAGGAGTAATGGACGCAGTTTCGGAACTTGGAGACGATATTACTGGGGCGGCTGTGGAGGCCGGTCGGGAGTTTTTTAACCAATTTTTTGACCCAGAAGGAGACGATCAATGAGTGATATGCCAAAAGGTGAAAATGGTTTATCTTCAAGAAGTATGCATATACAAAGAAGAAAGTTTGTTAGGAAAGCATATCCTTTGCTAGATAAAAGAAATGGAATTGATTTATGGTATGGTCCAAAATCTTTATATGGTAAGGTTAACACCAGAAACGTACCTCAATTATTATCAGAAACAAATTTAAAAAGTATTCTTTCTTCTCCTGAGTTGTTTGCTGTGGATTTTGTTGTCGATGCTTTTGAAGATTTAAGAAGATTTATTTCAAGAGCTTCTCGCAGACGTGTTATTTTTGCACAAGATAGTTTTATGGGGCTCATGAATGCCAAGTTAGCTTGGCGCAGCGCCAGAGAAGAATATGATCAGCATATAAGAGATATACACGAAGTTTTTGTTAGCAGTTACTTGATTCATAAAAATAGAAGTTATAAAATTTTAACTATTGAAGATTTTCTTGATTTATATATTGATCATGCTAGAACAATAGGTAGAATGAGCCCTATAACTTTTGGAGGATATATAAAATCTAAATATGTAAATCATGCTATTTCTGGCTTAATAATAGAATTAAATACATTTTCATATGACAATGATAGTTTAAAATTTAAAAGATTTTATGAAAGCGATCATTTTAATTTTTATCAAAATGCAGCAAGAAAACATGGGTTTAGAGTTGATTACAATAGTCCTTGGAGATTGGTTGCTGATATAACAAGCCCAGAGATGCAAAAATATATGAGCAATTACAGAGTAAACAATCCAGAAGAATTATTCTTTGATTATTATTATGATGCTTATAGGCTTGAAGTTTATATGATTAAAAAATACCTAGTACAATTTTATAATGATTATGCCAGTGGCAATCCTATTGTTAAGAGAGTTGTATCTGGCAGGTTTGACAGGCCAGAGATTAAAGCTAAAATAAAGTATAGACAACAAATAAAAGAAAGTGAGGTTGATGAAAAATATAGTAACTTATTTTGGCTTAAGTTTTATCTTGATCTTAGAGAGGCAGAACTTTCTAAACCCATGACAAGACAATCTAAAAATAAGAAAATCATGGAAATGGCGCACATCATGAAAACGCTTGACTTCACCAGAGCTTTGGACTATATTAACCGAGAGTTGATGATTCTAGAGCGAGGTTAAACGTGCTTTTCCAAACACTCGATGACAAGAAAGAATGCGTTGGCATCTACGCAAACAACGAGATCCAAAACACAATTCCAACAGGCATAACAAAAACCTGGTCATATGCTGGATATCTGGAAGATCTCCAGATTGAGTATGCCAGTCTATACTGCGACGGTAAACCCATAAGCCAAGTTGTGCCAGAACACTTGCAGCAAGAATGGGCCGAGATCAGCGCCAAGATGAAAGCTTTTTTTAAAGCATTTACAACAGCAAAAATCGACTTAAAACTGGTTTGCTTCTATGACATGGTGCCACGAGACGTTCTGCTTGAATGGTGCGATTTAAAGTCGAAAATCTGCGACTACATCTTTGAAAATTATGAAAGACCAGCCAACTATGAGTTCTTGGTCGAGCTAACCAAGCTAACTGAAAAGATTAAATACCAACAAGTCAATATTGACTTATCAGCAATAAGCTCTCCGCTTGAGTCTTATCGCTCTAGGTCTTTTATCAACAAGATGAAAAAGGTAAATCCCTTTATCGAGTACAATATCTTTGGAAGCGTTACTGGCAGGCTAAGCACAAAGCCAAATAGCTTTCCTATCATGACGATGGATAAGAAGTATAGAAAAATAGTTAAGCCTCACAATGATTGGTTTGTGGAACTGGACTTTAATGCTGCTGAGTTGCGAACTTTTATTGCTCTTAACAAAAGAGATCAGCCTCAAGAGGATTTGCACGAGTGGAACATAAAAAATATCTTTAGGGGTTTCGGCACTCGTGAGGAAGCCAAGACAAGATTGTTTGCTTGGCTCTATAATCCCAAGTCAGAGGACTATCTGCTCAACAGAGAGTATGATCGAGATGCGATTATTAATGAATATTTCGATGGAACCCATGTAAGCACGCCTTATGAGAGAAAAATCAGGGCAATACCAAAAAATGCCCTGAATTACTTGATTCAAAGCACTTCAAGCGACTTATTCTTGAGGCAAGTTATAAAAATAAACAAGCTTCTGCAAGATAGGGCTAGCTTTATAAGTTGGACCCTTCATGATTCTGTTATGATCGACTTAAAAGATGAAGATAAGCCCATTTTAAAAGAAATCATAGCTCAGTTTGGTGATACTGACTTTGGAAAATACTTGGTTAACGTGTCTGCTGGCAAAAACTTTGGAGATTTAAAGAAAATCAAATGAATATCGTAGGATTAGGCAACACAGGCTGCAATGTAGCCAAAATATTTGAAAACTACCCTCAATATAAGGTCTTCCAGATCGATACAGAAGAGCGCGAGGGCAAAAATACATTTTTATTCCCTCAATTCGACCACCCAGAGGACTATGAAAGGGGGTGCCCTGATTTAAGCGGGTTTCTTGATATTCAAGGCGATACTTTTTTTATTTTGGGAGGACCAGGTAGCATTACGGGTGCATCCTTAAGAATATTAGAACAAATTAAGCACTGCAATATTAGCATTATTTATTTTAAGTCTGATCAGAGCCTCTTATCGAACATAGGGCAACTTCATCAAAGGGCTACCTTTCATATTCTACAAGAGTACACCAGATCAGGCGTGTTCAAAGAGATTTTTTTGCTTGACAACCAAGTGATCTCTGGTATTATTGGCGATGTTCCGATTGTTGAGTACTACAGCAGGATCAACAACTTGGTTGTGCCGATAATTCACTTTATTAATGTGTTTAACAATACAAAACCAGTTATGAGTACCTTTTCAAATTTGGCCGAGACTTCAAAAATAAAAACTCTTTCCATTCTCAACATGGAAGACGGAACAGAGAAGGCGTTTTTTTCTCTTGACAGCCCAGTTGAATCAAGGTACTATTACGGCATTGGTTCTGAGTCGCTTAAAAACGACTCGACTCTAAACAACAAAATCAGGAATCAAATGAAGATTAGTGAGGTTAAAACTGGTTTTGGTATCTATGAAACAAGCTACAACTATAACTTTTGTTATGGTGTTCTTTGTAGCCGAGAGATCGCAACTTTTTGATTTTTTGCTTGACAGGCTGTTTTTGTTCTGTCATACTGTTCGCAGATGGTTGAACGCCATCAACTATAGACCCATTAACACATAGGAGGAAAAAATGGGACTTAACATGGATAAGATTCGCGCTAAGTACAATGCTCTCAAGAACGGTGGTGCCAAGGGTGAGACCAAGAACAACTTCTGGAAGCCTCAAGAAGGCGAGCAGACAATTCGTATTGTGCCTACGCCCGATGGTGATCCGTTCCGAGACTATTGGTTCCACTACAACGTGGGCAAGGCAATGGGCTTCTTGAGCCCAAAAAAGAACTTTGGCGAGGAAGATCCCTTGAATGACTTTGTTCGTTCTCTCTGGTCCGACTACAACCAAACTCAAGACGAGGAAACCAAAAAGCTGGCAAAAGACCTGAGCGCCAAGCAACGTTTCTTTGCTCCTGTGCTTGTGCGAGGAGAGGAAGATCAGGGTGTTCGCATCTGGGGCTTCTCCAAGACTGTCTACGAGGATATTCTGGGCATGATCTTGGACCCTGACTATGGTGATATCACCGACATTGATCGAGGGTTTGACTTGAAGGTCACATACGGTAAGCCTGCTGGAGCGCAGTATCCAAAGACCACAATCAAGGCTCGTCGTAACCCTACGCCCCTGAGCGAGGATAGAAACCAGGTGTCTGCTTGGCTGGACAACATTCCAGACTACAACACCCTGTTCCCTCGCAAGACCCCTCAAGAAGTCCAAGTTATTTTGGACGAGTTCCTGATGGCGGGTTCCAACCCTGAAGAGGTCTCCTCCGAGACCACCCGCTACTCAAACGGTGCAACCGACGTTGACAAGGCTTTCGACGACCTTCTCTGATCCTTTTTAACCTAACCCAAGGGGGCCATCGTGCCCCCGCTTTTCAAGGAGACAAAATGGTTGACATTGAAGCAATGCGCAAATTGCTTAACAAAAAGGCAGGTATGCCCGTTGCGCACAATCTTAAACAACAAAACCCAACAGAGGTAAAAGATTGGATTCCAACTGGCTCTCGCTGGTTGGACTCAATTATTTGTCGTGGCAAGTTGGCCGGTATTCCTGTTGGAAAGGTGGTTGAGATTGCAGGGCTGGAAGCAACTGGCAAGAGCTATATGGCCGCCAAGATCGCAAGCAACGCCCAGCGTCTAGGTCATACTGTAGTTTATTTTGACTCAGAGTCAGCGATTGACCCAAGCTTTCTTGCAAATGCTGGGTGCGATGTCGAGACCCTTATCTATGTTCAGGCCCAGACTGTTGAGTTTGTGTTGGAGTCCATTGAGGAGTTCTTGAAGACCGGAGAACAGTTTTTATTTATTTGGGATTCTCTTGCTCTGACGCCTGCTATTTCCGATGTTGAGGGCGACTTTAATCCCCTATCATCTATGGCTGTCAAAGCAAGAATCTTGGCAAAGGCAATGTCAAAGATTACGATCCCAATTGCCAATTCTCAATCAACCTTATTGGTCCTCAACCAGTTAAAGACGAACATCACTAGGAACCCCAACATGGCCCTCGTTGAGCCCTACGTTACTCCTGGTGGCAAGGCGATGGCTTATACTTACAGCCTTCGCATCTGGCTAACTGGTCGTAAATCAAAGGCGTCCTATATCAACGACGACAACGGATTCAGAATCGGCTCAGAAGTAAAGGCTACGTTGAAGAAATCTCGCTTTGGAACGGCAGGAAGGCAAGCAACGTTTAAGATCCTATGGGGCGATGAGGTGAGGATCTTAGACGAAGAAAGTTGGCTG